GGAAGGGTTCGGATCCGTTTTAAAACAAATACTACATGATATTGCTGATTTTAAATGCTCTGTAGTAAACGTTTGACTTAGCAGTTAATGCACCAACGCCTTGTGTAGCACCTTCAGCGAATGGGTTAGCAACTAAACCGTAACGTGTTTTAAAGCCGATTTTTGGTTGGAATGTTGTTGTGTCAACAGCACGTACCATTTGTAGAGGTACGTATGGGCAGTAGAACAAACCAGCATCATAAGCGTTAGAACCTTTATAACCTACAACAGCGAACTCTGAAGTTGAAGTTGTTGGGAAATATGGGTCGATGTACACTTTGATACGACCGAACAATGTACCAGCAAATGTGTTACCAGTGTCGTCAACTGTTAAGTTAACTTGACCTTGCAATGCTGATTGATAGTCAAGAATACCTGACATAGCTAATGCTGAAGCAACGTCTGAAGAAACGATTAATACGTTACCTTTACCACGACGAGTTTGTTTAGCAATTGTGTTAGCTTCACGTTCGATTTGGAATGCCAAACCTTTAACTTTTTCTACCATCCAACGACCGTTAGAGTCAGTATCTAAGTCGAATGTACCAGCAGTAGTAGTACCAACTTGAGCACCAACTTTAGCTACTGTGTAGATTGTACGCAATACTTCACGGTTGATTTCAGCAAGAATTTCTGCTGAAAGGATGTTTGCTAATTCAGTTTCAGCGTCAAGACCGTGAACTGCTTTCAAGTCTTGTGCTAATTCCATTGAGTAAGCCGCTTTCAAACCACGTGTTTTAGCAGTTACAGAAACTTTCTCAATTGAGAAGCCCATTTCAGCTAAATCGATACCTTCAGCAGTAGCTGTAGACATACCAGTACCTGTGTTAAGGCTAGTAGCGAATACGTTACCGTTACCTAATGCAGTGTTAGCCGCTAATGCGAATGAAGCTTGTGTACCTGTACCAGCGTGTGCTGTGTTAGCTTCGTTGTAGAATGCTTCTACGCCAGAACCAGCAACGTCACGGTCAGTACCGTATGTTGAACGCATTGCGAAAATCAAACCTGTAGGGCCTGTCATTGGTTGAACACCAGCGATATCGTAAGCGATTAAGTTAGGTAATGAACGACGAACCAAGCTGATTAAGATTGGGTCAAAACCAGCAACTGGACCAGTAGCTGTAGAACCACCTGAGAAACCTGTACCACCTAATGAGTTAGTTGGTGCCGCTTCGTTAAGGATTGAACCTTCTTTAAGCATAGCTTGTTGTTGGTTTTCTAAAACTAAAGCTGTAACCGCTTTACGGTATGGGTCTTTAATTTCTGGAAGGTCTGAGTGCTCTAGCACTGGTGACCATTTCTTTTGTAAGTCTTCTGATAAATACATCTTTTTTCTCCTGTTAGGGTTTATTTGTTATCTAATTGTCTTAGAGATTGTGTTAGTAACTGCCGCTACAAATGGGTCAATTGCTTGAACTTTTGTAGTACCGTCATCTAATACTTCCTCATGCAATTGTTGTTCATCAGCTTTTTTCAAACCTGATGGGAAGTAGTTCTCACGAATAGTCTCAAGTTTTTCTTTGAATTCTTCCTCTGTGGTGAATTCAGCACTCTCTGCGAGTGATTTGATTTTTTCTACTTGAGTTGCTGTAAGACCTTCGCAAACAGTATGCAAGATTTCTGTTTTTGTAGATTCAACTAATGCTTTCTTATATTGAATACCACGTTCAATTTCTTCGTTTAATTGACCTTCTAGTGAATCAACTTTAGTAGCTAATTCTTCCACTAAATCAACTTTGTCTTCAGGAACATCAATGAAGTGTTCAGCAAACAAATTACGTAAACCAGAAATGAAATCTTCAGTCAACTCTGAGCGTAGACCTGATTCGATTGCAATTTGGTTTTCTTCAATCCAGTGTTCAACTACATAGTTCAAGTAGTCATCAACTTGTTCAGTCAATTCTGTTTTAACTGCGTCGATAGCTTCTTCAAGCATACCCGCGTAGCGTGTTTCAATTTCTTCTTGAATTTGAGATACACGGTCATATACACGTGCTTCAAAAATAGTAGCCGCTTTAGTTTTGAAAGATTCAGAAATAGTAGAATCATCAGCAAACATTGCTTCGATATCTTCTTGAACTTGGTCTTTCAAATCGATATCAGATTCAGCGATAACTTCTTCTTCGCTAACTTCTTCTTCTGCGATTACGTCTTCAGCTTCAACTTCAGCTTCTTCCATTTTTGCAGAAGCGGCAGATGGTTTAGTAGTAGGTTTTGGTGCTTCTTTAGCGCCTTTGCCTGCATCGATTTTGTTAGAGTTGTCGTCTGGTTTAGAATTCTCTGGTGTAGGTCCACCTAAATCTTCATGGCCAGCGCCGTCTAACTTTTGCATCGGTTCTGCTGGTGCAGATGATTTGCTTTTAGACAAAATATCTGCGGCAGCTTCGAAAAGTTTATTTGTTGCCATTTGGTATTTCTCCTGTTAATATGTAATATTATTTATAATATTAAAGTTTTCGAATAAAACCCTCGAATAGACTCAGTGCTACTTGTTCTATTTCGCCACGGGTTGCTTTTTTGATTTGTCGTTTAGCGTTATCAATGTCGACCTCTACGTATCGACCTTCGACAAATAACCATTCTTTTCCTTCCATGATGCCTTCTACGAAAGCACCTGGTGCAGATGGGTCAGCAACAATATCTGCGGCAGTAGCAAGACGGAAATCATCTTGTACTATATTGATACCGTCGTTTCTTGGAACAACAGAACCCATACCACGAGATGACACACCTAAGTTAACACCAGAATCAATAAAATTCTTAACGATGTTTCCATATGGTGTATCTAAAATTAATGCTTTACCAATAAATCTATTCCCCTCTTGTTTGAGTGAAACAATTTTATGTGATACCCTTTCAAGGTTTAATGTTGGTGTATCAGGATGACCTAATTCACCTAATGCTCTATTTGGTTTAATATATTCTTCAGTGTATCGAGCAACTTCTTTAGAAAGCGTGTCTAGGTTATATAGCCTACGATTTCTATTAGGCTCATTAGCAACTAAGAATGGACCTTCAATGAATAGTTGTTTTTTGCCATTTTCAGTGGCTTCGGTTAAATACTTAACCTCTTCTACATGTTCTTTAATTAGTTTCATTTTAGATTGCCTGTCCTGTGTCTACGTCGATTGCATAGTTAGCTGTTTTACTGAGTTGAAGAATTAATGTGCCGCCTGTGCCACTATTAGTAACATAGATGTTAGATGAAGAACCGTTAGCAATAGAAATGTCTGAAAGTGTAAATGGTAAATAATTATTATCTTTTAATTCTAAAACTAAAGTGCCTGAAGCATTATCGCCTCTATAAACTCTCCAGAAACCATCAGTAGAAGAGAATACAGAACCAATCGATGCTGTAGAAATCATTTCTATAGCAGGACTTGCTGAATCGGATGATAGTTGTGATAGAGTAATCAATGTAGCTGTATTACCAACAACTGTGATTGTTGATTTAGAGCGTTTTGTATTTACGATTTCGTATGCCATTTTTATTTAATTCCCATTGAATTGCGTCTTCTAATAGACATTTTTCTTTTTAATAGTGTTCTTTTCATCTTGGCTCTACCTTTAGTCTTCCAGTATCTTTTCAACTTACGAGCCTTAGCAATGCGTGTAGTAGCAGGAATTCTTTTAACTGTATTACCTGATAGTCTGTAACCTTTAATCGCAGACTTTCTTACATTCCTTTGAACTACAATCTTACCTTTTTTGTTTCGTCTAATACGTCTACGTATTCTTAATACTCGACCCATTTTAACAACGTTTGCTTCATCTAAAATTTCTTCAAATTCTTCATACAAGTCTGAAGCAACATATTTCTTTGCTTCTTCTAGTCTCTTAGCCGCAATCTGATTAAGTCTATCTAATAACTCATCTTTTGCTTCTAATATTTTTCCTTTAATGATGGATTCGATAAACATTATTTGTAATGTTTCCATGCAAATTCTGAGATTGTTTTAAATGATGCTTTATCT